TGGCGAAGTGCCTCCAGCCGCTGCGCGGCCTGCAGCGGCCATGGCAGATCCACGTTTTGCGCCTGCTGTTGGTCCGACCATTGGCGCAGGCGTGGTTCAGCGGATACCTACGCCGAACGAGCGTCGGCTGTTGGCTGACAGCGGAAACTTTTCTGAGCGAGCAGCCAAGGAAGCTCTAGCTCCGCAGGTGCTGTCGCCTGAAGGCGTGCAGCGCTTTCAAGAGCGTGGGTTGCAAGCGCCTGGCGTCAATGCTCCCATCACGGCTGCGCCGCCCAATGTCCTGCAATCGGCCACCGAAGCCCTTGACCAGCAAGCAGCCGAGGCCGCTGCAGGTGCAGAGGCTATCCGCACCGATGCTCAGAAAGCGCTGACCGCAGAGACGCAAGGCTATCGGGCCGAGACTGCTGTCGCGCCCGAGGCGATCACGGACCCTGTTCTTGATGCTTTGTCCAAGCGCGACTTGGAGATCAAGAGCCTGCAGGACGGCGGCGATTTCAACTTTGACTACTTGAACACCACCGATGATGTGAAGGCTACCATCACGGCTGTCGGTGAGACGCTGAAGGATGAGCAGCTTGCGATCACCCGTGGGGTTATCAGCAACAAGACTACGATTGAAGAAGCCGCCAAGCTTGCTGAAAATGAACTTGGCCTTAGCCGAAAAATACTTGGCATCAAGCTGGGGACTTCTTCTCTAAATGCAGCAGAAATGGTTGCGGCAAGAGATCTTCTTGTGAAAAGCGCAACCAGGCTGGCAACTATGGCCGAGTCGATCAAGACGGGTGCGGCCACATCGACCGATCGTCTGGCATTCCGCCGCCAGCTTGCGATCCATGCTGGCATTCAGCTCCAGCTCAAAGGCGCTCAGACCGAGGCCGCCCGTGCGCTGCAGTCATTCCGCATTCCTGTGTCTGGCGAGCTAAGCGCCCAGCGCATGAGCGAAGAAGCTTTGGCTGCTCTGCAACAATTTGGGGATGACAGCGCCACGGATGCTCTTGCATCCCGCATTCTTGAAACTGGTCGTTATTCAGAGGGTCAGCGTCTGGAGAAAATCAATGCTCTGGCTGAAAAAGGCTGGGGCGCCAAGTCTGCAGACATTGTGAGCGAAGCTTACATGGTCGGTCTGTTGTCTTCCCCAGCAACGCAAGTGAAAAATATTGTCGGCACGATGAGCTTCATGGCCGCGCAGTTGCCGGAAGAAATGTTGGCAGGCGCTTGGGGCGCAGCGATCCGCAAGGTGAAGGGCAAGAATGCCCCGTACAATTTGCGCGAAGATCAGGTCTACATGGCCGATGCTATGATCCGCTTGAAGGGTTGGGTGGACAGCATAGGCGATGCTTTCAAGATCGCGTCTCAGGCATATCGCACCGAAATCCCTACCGACGAGATGAACAAGCTTGACTACAGCGTCGGGGCTATTCGTTGGCCGGGTCAAGACAACAGCACGTTCTATGCCCGACCGATCGATGAATTCGGCAAGCGCGCACGCATTCCGTTCAGATTGTTGCTGGCAGGCGATGAATTCTTTAAGACAATTTCGCAGCGTGGCGAATTGTACGTCGCAGCTCATCGGCGTTATCAGGCTGGGCTGCGTGCCGGTGAAGACAACCAAAGAGCCTTGGATGAAGCAGGCATGGTTCTGCTTGATCCGCGCTCTGTGTCGGAAGATCTGAACTACAAGGCTCGCTATGATACGATGACCTTGGATACTGGGCTAATTGGGAAGGCGGCCTCAGCATTCCAGCGCATCCCAATTCTGGGGCGAATCGTTTTGCCGTTCTCAACGGCTCCGACCAATGACATGCTGCGGACGCTTGAGCGTTTGCCAATCCCGATCGGCAGCAAGAGGTTGTACCAGGACATTCTCGGCCAGAACGGCCCGAAGGCGCAGCAGCTTGCGCTTGGCCGCTGGTCGATGGGGTCAATGACATTCGCCTATGTTGCGAACCTGGCATCTGAGGGCCGAGTGACTGGCGCAATGCCTGACGACCCAAAAGAGCGCCAAGCCTTGCCGCCTGGCTGGCAGCCTTACAGCATCGTGCTGCGCGGCGAAGGCTTCCCGGTTGATGCAGACGGTGATGAGCTGCCGCTGTACGATGAGTATGGTCGGCCCAATGGCCCTCTGACCTATGTGAACTATGCAGGCTACGGTCCATATTCTGCGGTTGTCGGCCTTGCCGCCTCAATCCCGCAAAAGCTTGCGATGGCCCGTGATCCTGAAAAGGCGCAATCGATGGCCACGGCTGCTCTTGGCGCGGTTGTAAATTACTACAAAGAGCTGCCAATGCTGCAAGGCATCTCGCAGATCATGGAGTTTGCGGACGGTTTCAGCGTTGAGAAAATCGCCCGCAGCCCTGCATCGGCGGCCACACCTATTGGCGTCCCCAACATGGCCAGCTCGTTGCAGCGCGGCATCGCACGCGGCATGGACCCGACCAGGGTTACGCCGCGTGACGATGTTGAGTACTACACGATGGCAGACGTGGAAGCCGGTTATGCTTCGGGCGATCCACTGTTCACCAATCCCAATGGCTCTATCAGCTACCGGCTGGTCGGATCTGCCAAGTCTGACGCCGGTCAGCAAATGCGCGAAACCTGGACGATGCTCCGCGCCTATCAGCAGCAGGACAGCATGTTTGCCGATGAGCGTGACCTGAATGCAATCCAGTACGACACGCTCGGCAATGTGATTGGCGCAGAGGATGTGAGTTTTGCCGCACGTCCTGGCTTGGCGCTTTGGAACCTGACGACTGGGATGATCGTAAAGCCTGGTCGCGATCTGACGGCAGCCGAAAGCGAGATGATGCGTCTGGCTAAGGATGTCGGCGGATGGCCGATCACCAACCCTGAAAGCATCGGAGGCGTGAAACTCAGCGCTGGCGCCCAATCAGATCTGGTGCGCATCGCGAAAAACGAAATAACCATAAACGTTTATGGGATGGGGCACGTAGATTTTAGAACGGCGCTTGAGCAAATGGTTTTTACGCCAGAATATTCAATGATGTCTGACACAGAGAAGCGCAATATGGTGCGTGACCTCAACAGCAAATTCATTGACGCTGGCGTGGAGAATTTGCTGCGGCTACCGGAATATGCTAACTTGGCGCAGGCTTATAGAGACCTGCAGGCTATCAAGAGTCAGGAGTCGCCATGACCGTCAGCAGCAGCACCAGTAGGGTACAGTTTAACGGCAATGGCTCGACCACTGTCTTTGCTTACTCGTTCAAGATCTTTGACCAGGATGATCTGACCGTCATCGTGCGATCGGCCAATTGGCACTGAGACTGTCAAGACGATCACCACGCACTACACTGTCAGCGGTGTCGGCAACGCAGGCGGCGGCAACGTCACCATGCTGACGGCTCCGGCATCTGGTGAGACGCTGACCATTCTGCGTGAGCAGGATCTGGTGCAAGAGCTGGACCTGGTGCCGAATGATCCGTTCCCTGCTCAGTCGCTGGAAGACGCGCTGGACAAGCTGACGTTCATCGTTCAGCAACATGACGAAGAACTGGGCCGATCGATCAAGGCATCGCGCACCAATACGATCGGCTCAACCGAATTTACGGTGTCGGCGGCTGATCGCGCCAACAAGGTGTTTGCCTTTAACAGCTCGGGCGAGCTGGCGGTCACCCAAGAGCTTGGCACCTATCGCGGCAACTGGGCAACCAGCACCGCCTATGCTGAGCGCGACATCATCAAAGATACGTCGAATGACAATATCTACATCTGCGTGACGGCGCACACCTCCACTGGATCTCAGCCGATCAGCAGCAACGCTGATGTGGCGAAATGGGCGCTGCTTGTTGATGCGGCTGCGGCTGCCACCTCAGCCTCGGCTGCTGCATCGTCTGCGTCTGCAGCGGCAACCTCGGCCACCAACGCAGCCAACTCTGCCACGGCTGCGGCTGGATCTGCCAGCTCGGCCTCCTCTTCGGCCTCAACTGCCACGACCCAGGCTACCAATGCCGCGTCTTCCGCATCTGCAGCGGCGGCCTCGGCGGCTGCGGCGGCTGCGTCTGAAAGCGCAGCGGCAACGTCGGAAAGCAATGCGGCTTCTTCTGAAAGTGCAGCGGCTGCCAGCGCATCGGCGGCCCAGACGGCTGAGACCAACGCTGAGACGGCAGAAACCAATGCCGAGACCGCTGAGACGAATGCGGCTGCATCGGCATCTGCGGCATCCACCTCTGCCAGCAATGCGGCATCGTCTGCGTCTGCCGCGTCTACGTCGGCTACCAACGCGGCCAGCTCAGCCTCGGCGGCATCGACATCTGCCACCAATGCTGCCAGCTCTGCCACGGCTGCAGCGGCATCGGCATCTGCGGCTGCCACGTCTGAGACCAATGCGGCTGCATCGGCTGCCCTGGCTGCCGATCGGGTTGCCAAGACATCTGACACTGGATCTGCTGTCATTCCGACCGGCACTCAAGCCCAGCGCGACGGCACTCCCTCGGCTGGTTACTTCCGCTTTAACTCGGATGTGGCGAAGTTTGAGGGCTACAACGGCGCGGCTTGGGGTTCTGTTGGCGGCGGTGCGACGGGTGGTGGTTCTGATGAAGTCTTTGTCGAGAATGGGCAGACTGTCACGTCGAACTACACCATCACGACCAATAAGAATGCGCTTAGCGCCGGGCCGATTTCTGTAAATAGCGGAGTGGTCGTGACTATTCCGTCTGGTTCGTCGTGGGTGGTGCTGTGAAGTATTATACTTACACACACTCCACTCCTGACGGCGATGTTTTCTACGTCGGAAAAGGCTCGGGCCATCGCGCGTATTCTACTGGGAAGCGCACTCTTGCTTGGCGGCAGATGGTAGAGCAGCACGGCGGCATCACGATCAGGATTGTTGCGAGGTTTGAAGTGGAGGCGGATGCCTTTGCTCACGAGATTGCTTTGGTCGACAAGTATCGCGAGCAGGGTCTGCCACTGCTGAACTTGACGGCTGGGGGGCAGGGGCCGCTTGGTTACTGCCAAACAGAAGAGCTTAGGGCATATAAACGGTCCCTGATGACTGGCTATAAGCACGACAAGATTACCTGCCCGCATTGCGGCTTCGTCGGAGGTGCCACCTCGACCAAACGCTGGCATTTTGATAGATGCAAGGGGCTTCGCACGTTCAAGTCCCGGGCAACTATTCACGGCCAGCGCGTGTTTCTTGGAAACTACGCCACGCAAGAGGAGGCTCTTAGAGTGTCTGAGCAATTCAAAGCGCGGGCGGTAAACATGCCGCCAGAAGCAGTTAGAAAAGAAGCCTTGGGGGTTCGGCCATGATCACGATCAACGGAACAACTGGCATCGCAGGCGTAGACGGCTCGGCCTCCACTCCGGCTGTGCAGGGCGAGGATACCAACACGGGGGTGTTCTTCCCTGCGGCTGATACTGTGGCTGTGGCT